TCGCCGCAACGTCCGAATCAGCCAGGTCGCCGATGAACTCAATAGCCCACCCGCCGGTCACTGCCGTCACCGAGACGTTGTCCGCACCGGCCACGGCCTCCAAAGCGACTAGAACCTCAGCGGGGCTCGCGTCGTAGTCGAAGGGGTCGGTCGAGTCACCGCTCAGCGTCAAAATGACTTTGTCGCCCGACAAGGCACTTTCCACGACCACGGTCTGTATCTCATTGACGCAGTCGCCGGTAATGAGCGCGACGTCAGTTTTCGCCAGATCGTTGATAAACGTGACGGTATAGGGCCCGCCGGCATCGCCCGTCACCGAGACGTTTCCGGCACCGACCGTGGCAAGGGCGCACAAGGCTGCCGCCACCGCACTGTTCGCGGCGTCGTGCGCAAGGCGGGTCGTCGTCGCACCGCCGAACGTCAGCGTGAATTTTCCGCCGGCCGCAAGTCCGGTCACAGTCACCAGTTGGCTGGAGTTTCCGTCCGGGACCGCCACGACGGACACCTTGTGTATGTCATCCACGGGAATGTGCACAGCGTCGCCCGCATTCAACTGATAGCCGTTGAGACTGGACACGTCTTCATGCCCGACGTACAAAACGCCGGTGTTGGTATTGTTGGCGTGGATTTGCACCCCTTTGAACAGACTCGCCGGAGCGTACCCGGCCGCTACCAGCGGCTTGGCCACTACGTCAACGTGATCTTGTCCAACGAAGAACGACGGAACCGCAGTCTGGAAATTGTCCAAGGGATCACCTGCCTTCGCCGCGCACTTGCGGCGTTGTATCGTTGTTGAGTGTTACGTCAGCCGCGCCTTCCTTCTCCAGGCTGGCAGCCTGCGGGTTGGCGGACAATTCGTCTACGCCACGAGCCCCGGCGTCCGTCTGGGCGGCGACGATTCGTGCGACACGGAGCGCATGGCAGGCACGCGCTTTGACGTGTTCGCCTGGCTTGAATCCGATCGCCAACGACCCCGTCTCGTCGCCACAGAGGCCATTTTCAACTGCCTTGATGATGGTGTCGGGATCACTCGTTGTGAACGGTGACGAGTCGATCTCCGCATTGATGTCATCAATAGTCTCGGACGCCACGCGCCCGCCGAGTAGCGCTTGCACTGTACACTTGGCGATCTCGCGGCGTGCCAGTTGACTCGGAACCTTCGCCATGAGCGTCGTCAATTTTGTGGACTCGTCGATCCGGTCTGCGTCAGTTTTCAGACTGTACCGATCTGGGTACTTAATCGTGGGTATCTGCCGCTTGCTCGCGGTCTTCTCTTCATAAGCCGCCCAGTAGTCCGCCAGCAGCCGTTCTGCACCCTCAAGCACCAGGCCGATGTACGACAACCCGGCCTCCAGACCTTGGTTGTCAGCCGCCTTGGAGTCTGCGGACTGCCTTGTTCCCAGCGCGGTCACAGCCAAGTTAATCAGCGCGCGAATGTCGGCCTTCAAATCGCCTTGCAGCGCACGCGATGCCTCAAGCGGCTCGGACGACGGATTGATGAAACCAGGACGCTCCATGTCCTTTCCGTAAGTCATTCCCTGTTGCGTTCCGACACGCACCTCACGCGCGGCTGCGCCCTGTCCGCCTGCCGTGCCTGTGTTATCGCGCCCGTCGCTTCCCTTGAGGTGCGTCGCGCCCTCTCGTCCATCAGTCTGCCGTGTGAAGAACGCGAAGTTGCCACGCAGTGCGTAGCTTACATCGCTGCTTCCGAGATTAAGCAGCGCGATCTGGTGCGTGCAAACATCCTTCAAAAGACCGTCGCCAATGTCCAATAGCACGAATGGAATGCGGTCCAGTTCAAGGCGAATCACACTCGACCCGTCGAGATCGGGGAGTCCGTTTCGATCGACCTTGTTGCCCTCTTCGTTATAGAACTGGAGGCTGACCTTCTGCCGCTCGTCGATCCACAGATAGCGATACCGGAGCGTAGTTTGCTCAGGCAGTCCTGTATCACTGTCGTATTCCTGCACAGTGTCGCGTAGCAGCAACGTCTTGAATTGTGACTGCCCCTCGGAGCACGACATTGAGAAGTTGCGCACGTCCTCAATCGGATAGGCGTACAGGTACGGTGACACATGGACCGTGTCGCTTTGCTTTGCATCCGCTGCGATCGGCGCGTTATCAACATAGACGCCGACCTTCCCCATCAACAGCAACTCCGTCAGTACGTTCTGGCTGCCGATGAAGGAATTCATGCTGGAGCCGCGACGATCGACGCCACCTCTGACGCCAGCCACCGCGCGTCGATATGTCACGCTGCCATCTTTCCGCATGACATCGCGCATCCGCTGGAAAATGGCGTTGCGAATGTCGAGAAGCGCGGCCTTAGCGAACGTGGGGATCGGCGTAACATCCAGCCGGAGTTGGTAGTCGTCTTCGGTCTCGCGCGTGCTGAACTTCTTCAAATACTGATTTCGATAGTAGACGCCACCGTTGAAAGTGTCGCGCCAACACACCCAGTCCTGGCTGAAAAGTCGCCACGCTGGGTACATTGAGTCAACAATGGATTTCTTGACGTCGTCGGCCATTAGACTGATTTGATGCTCTTCGAGGTGTCCAGCGGTGCGTAATTCAACGCGAGATTGGCATACGCATAGGCGTGGGCGTAGTGGTCCTCGCCGACCGAGATATAGACACCCATCACTTCGCCCACCGCGTTCTTCTCAACTGTCCGAGTCAAATTCTTGACATGTGTGCAGAACTCGTCGGGGATGTCGCGCGGCAACCAGACTCTCGGTGGATTCTGCTTGAACCGGAGCAGCGACTTCCCAAGCCAGCTTGTCCGATCAATCTGGAGCATCGGAGCGCCGCTGTCGGCGTCCTTTAATGTGACCTCATTACCTTCGTTGCCGCCGCGATACCGTGTTGTGGCGGCATAGCCTTTGAATCGCCGGCAAAACCGACGTGCCTCGTTCACATTTGGATCGGCATCGACGGCTGCGTACAGGATTTGCCACTCATCCATCAACTGGTCAAGTCTGTCCCAGTCTTCTCCAAAAAACTTACCGACCCACAGCACCTTACAGATCGCTGACTCACCGAGATCGGGGCCGAGTTCTCTGTCAAACAACCACTCGGCAATGACGGTGTGTGACTCAGACTCGCCCTGATCCGTGCCCATTGTGATGAGACGCCCACTTCGCGTGGGACGCAGACCGTCCATCGAATAGTCGCGGATCGCGTTCTCGATCATCTCAGCCGTGACCCGCGCGCCAGGCGCGACGAACGGAAGCCCCAACTTGCTGTTGTGAAATTCTTTTGCGGCGAACTCGTCGTTACGACCGGCGAAGTGGGCGATCACCAACTCGGCAGGCGATACTGTGAATGAGTAGAGTTGGCTGATGTGCATTCCGCGAAAGTCAGGATTGGCATTCGCGGCAGTCGGAACCCACTCGGCGTCCGCCAAAAACTCGGGCTTGGCCTTGTGGTCCAACTTGGCCTTGCACTCCTTGCACTTCAAGAACGATCGTTGACAATTCGGGTCTGTCGCATACTCGCCACAAATCTCGATGCAGTCGGGCCAAACGAACTCAGTCCGACGCCCGCAGTGTGAGCACTTGAACATGAAGTGCTCTTGCGTCGTTGTCTTGTAGAGTGTATGGATGCCGTGGTCCGGGACGGTCGGCGTCGAGATGCCCCAGACGTGCTTGATTAACTGTCCTGACAGCCGCTCCAACGCCATCGCCAACTGTTGCTTGTCCATCCGGTCCACCTCATCGAGGATGAGTTCGGACACCGGGATGGAGAGAAGGTTCGCGCGCCCGCGTGTGCCACGGATGTAGAGACAGTTGTTGCCGGCCCGCTTCAAATTGACGGCATTCGTGTCCTCGAAGATCGAATCCAAGTACGGGCTCAAGCTGAGCGCCGGGCCAAGCCGCGACTTGCTGAAATCGCTCGCAGCGCCCATCGTCGGCATGAGATACAAGACGTCACGCTTTTGCGTGTCGATCGTGTAGAGCGCGCGATTGATGCCAACCTCGGTCACGCCGAGTTGCGCGCCCTTCATAATCCAGCTATATGGAGTCCAGCTATCGTGCATCTCCTTGACCCAAGGATGATATTTCCACGAATAGCTGCCCGAAAAATCGCCCGCCATCTTCCGCCGATGCTGCGCCCACCGCGAACAGGTCGTCAACGAATGCGCGACCATGTTGTCGGCCAAGGCGTTCGCAAAATCCTGCATCGAAATTGGCATTCTGGCGGCGATCTCGTAGACGTTATTGGTTCGGAACACTTCACGCCCAAATCGCTCAAGTATGAACGTCGGGACGGCAGTGACACCGCGCTGTCGCGCAAGGTCTTGGTTCTCGTCGATGTTGATCCGTGTCACACGCAGCCCCGCCCGCTCCAAGCGGTCTACCGTCGGCATGGCCGCGCGGCAGGGAAGGCACCACGGGGCGTGGAACATCGTCATCGTTTCGACGATCACGGGCGGTCGCACTCGCACAGGAACAACCCGTAGCAGTGGTGCAGGTTCCGGCGCAAACTGACACCCAGCTAACGCAAAGAGAACTGCAACCAGAAATGTCCACAGGTTTTTCCACATTGTGCGCGATCAAAGGGCTGCGATGGCGACGGGAAGGGCGACCTTGGCGACGGCGACCGCGACACGCTCAGCCTCGGCCAGTCGTGCCTTCAACATGGCACGACCTTCCGGGCTATTCAGCTTGACTCCGAGCATCCGGCTAAACGTCCCTTCGAGTTCCTCGACAATAGCGGCGTTGCCCGAGCGGACGACAGTAGCGGCATCCTGGATACAGGTGACGAGATCGTCAAGTTCACCAATCGTCACGGCCTCCAGAGCTTCGGGAAGCCGTTTGAGTCCGTGCTCCCGCAGGGCGATGGCCAGCGACTGGGTTGCTTTGCGGAGCCCCGACACCTTCTTTTTGCCCTTGAAGAGCAACGAGCCGAGTTCACGCCCGACAACCAAACATCCGACGGCAACCAGAATCCAAACTACGATTTGCAACATTGTGATAGTCCCTTGCAGTTCGAGAGTCTTACTTTGTGGCGGAGAGGCGTGCTTTGCGAATGCCGGTCGCCACTCCAATTATCAAAATCAGCACACACAGCGGCAGCACAGGTGCGTCCGGCAAGTTTGGCCCGCCCGGTTCGACATCGGGCTCTCCGCCGTCATCGAGCGGGTCAGGTTCCATGTCGAGAAGCGGGGGCACTGGCTTCGGCTGTGGCTGTGGCTGTGGCTGTGGCTGTTGGCGTCGTTGTCGCAATGGCAGAAGACGGTGTCGCTCGGCGGCTGTGGCAATTGCCTCGTAAAGCGCGTCACCCTGCGGAACATTGCGTGATGCCTCGAAAACAATACGTCCAAGAGCGTCCTGTACACGAACGGTCGGTGTCTTTGTGACACCGTATCGGGAGTACATAGGATCGTTCGGCGTGCACGGAATGAAATGCACCTGCTTCTTCAACTCATGGAGCCGGCCCGTGTCGAACTGTGCGACGATCGGCTGAATCTCATCGGTGTTTCCGACGACGGACACGTACCACTTGTCGCCGTCCTCCGGCAACTTGAGCACGCGCTCTTCAGCGCCAAAGCATGACGAACACAGCAACAGAAGTGGAAGCAGAAATCTCATTGAGACACCGGGGGTGCTGAGGGAACATAGACGACTGTGACAGCCCACGAATAGCTCGCATACCAGTCATTGAGAAACTCTTGCCGAGGTATCCACTTGATCTCGCCGACTGAATTGTTGTCGAGGATGCCTGCGTACTCGGAATTGAGCGCGACGAGGCAGACCATGTGTGCGCCGCTCTCAACGCAGACCGCGCATCCGCGGCGTGTGCGGATCGCCCACTCCAAAAAACTCACGTCACGCTCGCCGACGGTCTGTGCATAGCGAACGCCGAGTCGATCAAACACCTGGACAACGTCGCCCCAGTTTGCCCCGCCGCCGCAATGTTGACGGAGGTATTCCGCCGTTTGCGGGCGGTGCTGCCATCGCAGCACGGACACGAGGCTCGCCCACACGCATGAACCGTTGTTCTTGGGCCCACCAAGCCAATTGCTCTGTCTGGTATTCACCGGAAGGTCAACCACCACGACCGGAATGGACGTGGACGCAACGAGCAAAAACGCGAGAACGTAGGCTTTCACAATGTTCACACGTAGAGGTTCTCTCGACGACAGTCGAGGTGGTTGCCAGACCTGAACTTTATCCGTTTGCCCTTGAGCCCCATTCGCATTGCCACGACTGCGTGGAGGCTCCGTCCGTGTATATTCACGGTCGGGCCGTCGTGCCGCCTTCGCCACGTCTGATTGTTCAAATACACCCAGTCATCGGGCGACACGAGGCACTGTGGCCATCGGCCGCGCATCTCGTCGTTCGCCCACTCCGTGACCAACCTAACCGACGTGATCTTGATATTCTGGCGGCGACAATCCAAACGTCCGCCACTCGACATGCCAACGGAAGCGTTGGGACTGAGTCCTTTGCACATCCGGCGTGCCACCTCACGATGGAGATAAATGACCTCACCGTGCAGTCCCGTGCGAACCGCGTATCCGTGCATCAACCGCCAGCCTTCTATGTCGGCCAGTGGTGCATCAATCGGATCAACGATGGCAACCGCGCCGCCGCGGACTTTGATCTGCGTCATTTGAGTCGGTGTCGGGGCAACGTGATGTGGTATTGTCGCAGGCGATGGGCAAGACGGTTCGGGTTCCAGCGGCTGGCGTTGTCTGTCGGCAGCAGTCCGATTTCACAGTACGCTTTCGCCAGCCACTCGGAACAGAAAATCGAGCGAAGATCTTCCGGCCGCAGCAGTGACTCAACGTAGGACAGCCCGACGCCCGCGGATCGAACCGCGCCGAGCTTGTCGTAGGGGACGCCGATCGTCCGCACAAGGAAGTCGCTCAACCGCTGTGACTCGTCGGCGTACAAAGGACGCGACAGTGGGTATTCCCACACCCGCCCCTCGTAGCTCGCCAAGACGTCGTCCAGCCGATGCGCCTGCGTCCCGTTGAAACACTCGCCGCGGATCACGCATGGAAGCTGGTCGAGCGTGGTGCTCTCGAACAGCAGCAACTCACCCTTGTGCTCCGCCAAGATGCCGACGTGGCTGAGGCCCCAGCGTGGCAACCCGAGGGTCACCACGTTGATGAGGTCCGACAGGCCAGAGCGGCCTGAGAAGCCAATGAGATCGCCGCTTTTCACTGAGAAACTCCATCATTGTCTCGTATAACATACGGAGACTTGATGGCGTGCGGCGGCTATTTTATGGAAGCCTGCGACGCTTTGGCCGCGTCAATCAGCGCCCGAATGCGCTCGATGAAAACTGTCGCGTCAATGATCTTCACCGTCCGTTCGGCCATCCAGATACGGATGCCGCGTTTGGTGATGAAGGCGGCCAGATCGTCTCCGTCTTGGAGACACGTGCCATTGGCCTGGGGGACAGTCGTAATCATCTGTGCATGATCCTGTAGACGGTGGCCTCGTTGAAGAGAGTGCCGATCGTTGTCCGATGTCCCAACTCGTTCAGTTTGGTGGCGATCTGCTCGTAGGTCAGTCCCTTGGCGCGCAGTTCCTGAAACGGCATCATCTGGTAGAGTTGCCGCGCCTTGAGCGTTCGAAGTTCCGCCGCCTTGGCGACCGCGGCTTTCTGATGCCTCTTCTTGGGTTGCGGCACCCCCGGACGTGCAAACCCCCGCGGTTGCCCCGGCCGAATCCCTTTTCTGGCGAATTCCGCCCCTTTCTTCGCAAAGAACCGGGCCCGTTCCAGCACAATATGCAGGGTCTTGTGGTTGATCGCCGGCTGGTCGGCTGCGATGAACTCGACCCCTTTGAGCCTCAGGAGGGTGTCGTGGCTCCACGCCCACTTGCCGAGCCGCCCGATCACGAGGCGTTCGTTTGTCTCCCGCGCGTGCGAAATGGCCGCTTCCAGGCCGGTCGTACCGTTGCCACGGTCGTGGAATTCGGCTACGATGGGCCCGTAATCTTCCGCGAGGGACCGCTGCTCGTGCACGGGCCCCCGAATGTATAGGATGCTCATACCAATAGGATACACCACTATGCAAGGTTTGTCAATCGAAAACGACATGGTGAGGGCGTGGCGCACAGGCGTCACAGCATACCAACCACTCGCAGAGGGGGAGTCACTGTTGCCCGAGCCGGGTGGCAGCGTGGAGAACCTGCGACGTTTGGCCGCGTCACGTGGGGTGCTGGCGGTGTTGAACGGCGAGCGCGTCCTGGTCGTGTTCAAGACGGGGGAGACGTATCTGACGAGCTTGCCGCCGGGTGACGAGTTGGCGGACCTTCTGACCGAGTTGAACCAAGGGGACTTTGTCGGACGCGGCGACCTGCGCAATCTGTTTGCCGCGTGGCCCCGCGAGATCGTCGGCCCGCTACCTATTAGTACGCGGCTGTGAAATGTGACGAATCTGTGAAATGTGACATAACTCTTCCGTTCACCTTCACGCTTTGCTGGTAAGGGTTTACGTCGAATCGAGCGCACTGGCCGGATTCGCGCCCCATTTACCTCTTATATATTCTTCTAAATTCCTTTTCTCTATTTCTAGTAGGCTAAATGTAGATAGAAACCGTCACATGTCCCTGATTCGACGCAAACCCTTACTGGGTAAGTGTGAAGAGTGGCGGACGGCATTCTCAAACTCCGACACATTTCACAGAAGTCCGTCACATTTCACAGATTGGAACCCCTCACAAGACGGAGTTTCTAGTGTGAATTTGTCGCAACCCCTTACTGCGTAGCGGCTTGTGGCAAATTTCAATGCCGCGTCACTGATGCCGCGTACCCGGCCCGCCGCTGAGTGAGGTGCCGCCGTGCCGTCTGGCCTGAAAATGCTGGTTGTAGGGGCGATTTTGACCCCCCCACCCCTCCAAGTCGAGGGGTGTTGTCTGGCATTGGGTAGCTTAGTAGGCTACCCCATAGCGCGTCGCAACCCGTTGCGTCGAATCGACTTGCGCCGACGTTCGCGCGCTGATTGTCCCCAGTTTCGGGGACAAGGGTCGGCGGGATCGACTGCCAAAATGGCAGTCTGCCGCGTCTGAACCTGCCAAAATGGCAGTCCGCCGCGTCAATAGTTTACGACAACTGCCGTAGGCTAACTGCGCGCGAGCGCAACCGGTGGTATGTAGGCGCGACGCGACATACTACCTGTAGTATGTGGAAGTCCACAATGTTGCCCTGTCGGATCCACGAATATGGGGTAGTTTTCGTGAATCGGTCGGCCAGCGGTCGGCCAGCGGTCGGCGGTCGGCGGTCGGCCAGCGGTCGGCCAGCGGTCGGCCAGCGGTCGGCCAGCGGTCGGCCAGCGGTCGGCCAGCGGTCGGCCAGCGGTCGGCCAGCGGTCGGCCAGCGGTCGCAACCATAGTATATAGTCGCGCCGAATTCGTGCAATGACGGCGCATCCCTGCGCAGTGGCGCAACCCCACCTTTTCCCAATAATTCGCGCCGAATTTCGCTCTTCTTTGTTTGCTTTCCTTGCATCCCCTATGCAATGGTGTATAGTTCAAGTAGAAGAGGAGTAACTACAATGAGACAATTCATCCGTGCAACAATGATCGTCGTCGGCTATGCAATCGCGGAAACCTTTCCGCATACTGTTCCGAGTCAATGGGATGCGATAACTACAACTGAGTCAAGCACACTCGACACTCTGGCGCTTGTCGCGCTACTCTGGATTGTGTTGGCCTAGAACATACGCCACTGCGGAGGGAACCATGACACTTTACTACAACCGCACAAACGGACGGGACTATGAAGGCTTCATCCTACGCAATGGCATTCCGTACACTCTCATTCAGGGGACGTTGAAGGCCATTATCCGATACGCGAACCGCAAAGGCTATGTCTTGGAACTGGCCAATTAACACCCCTTTCGACTAGAAGCCTAGGTCGTCGCGCTCTCCGCGCGAAAACAACGGTGCGAATCCGTTAAGGGGTACTGAGAAACACCTTGCAAAGCAAGTAGGGGCCAAGGGCTAGAAAGCGCCGCGCCCAATGTATACGCCACTGCGGAGGGTTGCTATGAAGACGGTAACACTAGCGAGAGGGACAATCTCAGAATCGGGTATTTCCACCATTGACAGACTTCTCCGAGACAACGGGGTTTGTCTGCCACACGAATGGGAGTGGAAGGCGAAAGTCGGCGGGAAAGGGGAATACGTCGGTAGCTTTGCGAAAAGGGTCGCAAAGTATGCACATAAGCAAACTGTCATTTTGTCTTCAGACTTCCTAGGGCAATTGGGTTCCCTTGTCAATCAATACACCAGCAAGGGCGATACGTATACGTATGACATAACCACCCGATTCGACTGGGACGCCGGAGACTTCGGGGACGAAGGGTCATGCTTTTGGGGTTGCCGAAAAGGCGCGCGCCTCATGCTGGAGGAAAATGGCGCAAAAGCTATCCGGGTGTATCGCAACGGACGCGGCTATGGTCGCGCTTGGGTCGCCCCGTATTGCAATGGCCACGTAGTCTTCAACGGCTATGGCGAACAGGCAAGCACCTTCGCGGAAATGCTGGCCACAATCAATGGCCTTTCTTACAAGCGCGTTAGCTTGAGAAACAACGGGAGCGAAACAGGGGAACTGTGGATCAATGGCGGGCGCGGCTATTATGTCGCCCCTGCGGATGAGATTGCACAGACAACATACGACGCGCCCTTCGACTTGGGATGGGACGAAGTCGAAGACGACGGGCGCGAGTGCAATTGTTGCGGGTGCAATTGCGACGAAGAAGACGGCCATTATATCGACGACGAATTCTACTGCTCCTCGTGCGCCAACGATAACTATTGCAGTTGCGCACGGTGCGGGGAGTGGGTCGCCAACGATTACGCCACCTGCGTCAATGATGAATGGTACTGCGAATCGTGCCGTGACCGTCTTTTCACGAAGTGCGACGATTGCGGGGAATACGTCGATTCGACGACCACCATCGGGGACGATGAAGTCTGCCAGAGTTGCCTAGAAAATGGCGACTATTCGACTTGCGAGAAGTGCGGGGAATGGTGTCACGTCAATGACCTTACGGACATTGACGGAAACACGTATTGCGACGACTGCAAAAAAGATCTTCCCATCACTTGTTCACATTGTGGAGAGCGCCGCGCCGGAACCACAACCATTGACGGCGCAGAATACTGCGAAGACTGCAAAGACGACCTATTCGAATTTCGCGCCGAATTTGGGGTCTATACCGCGAAGGTGCAACTCATCCTAGCGTAAAGGGGAACCTATGCCGATTCGCGCCCCACCATAGCCGACCGCTCGGACCGCGGACCGCCGACCGCCGACCGCCGACCGCCGACCGCCGACCGCCGACCGCACGGGCCGACCGCACGGGCCGACCGCACGGGCCGACCGCTGGCCGACCGCTGGCCGACCGCACGGGCCGACCGCACGGGCCGACCGCTGGCCGACCGCTCGGACCGCTCGGACCGCTGGCCGACCGCTGGCCGACCGCTCGGACCGACCGCTCGGACCGACCGCCGACCGGGCCGACCGCCGACCGGGCCGACCGCCGACCGCCGACCGCTCGGACCGACCGCTCGGACCGACCGCTCGGACCGACCGCCGACCGCACGGGCCGACCGGGCCGACCGCTCCGGACCGACCGCGGACCGCCGACCGGGCCGACCGCTCGGACCGACCGCTGGCCAACCGCGGACCGCCGACCGGGCCGACCGCTCGGACCGACCGCGGACCGCCGACCGGGCCGACCGGGCCGACCGCCGACCGCCGACCGCTCGGACCGACCGCTCGGACCGACCGCTGGCCAACCGCGGACCGCCGACCGGGCCGACCGCTCGGACCGACCGCGGACCGCCGACCGGGCCGACCGCTCGGACCGACCGCCGACCGCCGACCGCCGACCGCGGACCGCCGACCGCGGACCGCCGACCGCCGACCGCTCGGACCGACCGCTGGCCGACCGGTCCGACCGCTCGGACCGACCGCTCGGACCGACCGCCGACCGCCGACCGGGCCGACCGCCGACCGCCGACCGCTCGGACCGCGGACCGCCGACCGCTGGCCGACCGCCGACCGGGCCGACCGCCGACC